AACCGGTGTCTGGACTTTGCTGGATAAGATAGCGGAAGATATGCAGATCCCTAAGACACCGCAGGAAACACATTTTTTAAGAGAAAAGTGGAGCCACATAAGATGGCTTGCTACAAAATTAGCAGCGTCAACCTTTGGAGATAAAAGCCAGGTTGAACAAAAAATAGATAATCATCTGATTATTAGTTGGGGAGATCCTAAGAATGAGAAGGATATGCTACAAGCTAAAGAAATTATGGATCAAGTATCAAGTGTGGATGTTAAGGCAATACCTGGAGCAAGCACACTTACTAAAGAAACCTAAGAAGGAAGAACCTACAAACTTTAAGTTAAACAGAATAAAGTTTAGAAGAAGATATAAGCTTAAAAGATTAAAAGGATAAAAGGATAAAAGGATAAAAGGATAAGAAAGTTCGTTTTCAGATGGCTGTTCCTTGGTTCCCGCCAGCGCATTATGGGGTTCGTTTGGTTGTTTGGTCTCTGTCTTGGTCTCTGTTTTGTTAAATAAGATAATGAAATCAACGATTGTCTATAGGTTTTATACCTATGACCCTGTTGTTTGCATACAAAAAGGTAGATTTTAAAAGAACAAAAGGGGGGTATACCCCGAAAACCAGCCGCATTTTTTAATATATATATATATTGGAACTTTCAGACACAAACACACACAAAGGCTTTAATGATTAACGAGAAAGACAAAGAAAAATACAAAGACAAGTTAATAACCGCTATGGTTTTTCACGNAGAAGATACGGGGGGGTTGGTTATTCACTTAAACGGATTTGAGAGCCAGGAACACGCAAATAATTTTTGTAAAAAACTTATGAAGAATAGTGGCATAGAATATAAATCGGTAAGGGAAATGTTTGATCTACCTACAATACATTAATGACGTTAGCAAAATTCGATCCANGAAATATTACTCAGTATATAGATCCAAGATATTTACTTCATTTCCAATGGGGAAAATCCGAAAAGGTTTATAGATACGCTTTAGTGGAAATATTAAATCCAGGTATTATCGATCACAAAACAAAACAAAAAGATGATGAAATAGGATTAACTCAAAAGGAAATCTGGAAAAAGAAGTATATTAAAAATAAGGAGGAGCATGGATATAAACTTAATTATTCATCAAGCTAAACATTATTGGAAAAATCATAAAAAAAAGATTTTGATTGGTGTTGCAGCTTTAATAATTATATTAGCAATTTTTTAAAATGAAAGTACAGATACCTTATACGCCAAGACCCCTCCAGGCAAGGTTACATAAAAACCTGGAACAGTATAGGTTTGCTGTTCTTTCCTGTCATAGAAGGTTCGGAAAAAGTGTGGCTATTATCAACCACCTTATCCGTGCTGCTCTGACCAATAAATTGAAAAATCCTAGGTATGCTTATGTTGCGCCTACATACCGGCAAGCTAAAAGCATCGCTTACGATTATTTAAAAATGTATGCTGGCTGCATCCCGGGTGTTAAGTTCCACGAAACGGAGCTGCGCTGCGATATGCCAAACGGCAGCAGGATTACTCTGCTATCCTCTGAAAATCCGGATAGTATTAGAGGAATTTTTCTGGATGGAGTTTGTATTGACGAGGTGGCTCAGATAGATCCGAGGTTATGGAATGAAATAATTAGACCGGCTATTTCTGATAGAAAGGGGTTTGCTTATTTTATAGGAACACCGGCTGGCATGACTAATATTTTTTATGAGTTATACCAGTTTGCTTTAAGCGATCCCAAATGGTTGGCTTATACTGCCAAAGCAAGTGAAACAAAAATTATAGACCAGGAAGAGCTGGATGCCGCTAAAGCTCAAATGGGAGAGGCAAAATATAAACAAGAATTTGAGTGTGATTGGATTGCAAATATTGAGGGATCAGTATATGGAAATATTATAAGATCACTTGAAGAAAAAAAACAATTAGCCAGGGTTGCTTATGATCCTGCTTTGTTGGTCCACACCTCCTGGGATTTAGGAGTGGATGATAGTACAGCAATTATTTTTTTTCAACAATTAGGAAACCAGATTTTGGTTATTGATTATTACGAAAATAACCGGGAAGGGTTGCCGCATTATATCCAGGTGGTAAAGGATAAGGATTATGTTTATGGAAATCACTTTGCACCACACGATATAGAAGTAACAGAATTTTCTACTGGAAAAACCAGAAGAGAGGTAGCTTACCAGTTGGGAGTAAGGTTTAGAATTTTACCTAAAATAAATTTAGAGGATGGGATCCACAGTTTAAAAATGGTTTTACCCAGGTGTTGGTTTGATATAGAAAACACAAAACCATTAATAGATGCGTTGAGACACCATCACAGGAAGTATAACGAAAAAATGAAAATGTTTAGTAATAAACCTTTAAAAGATTGGAGTTCACACGCTTGCGATGCTGCAAGATATATGGCTCTATCTATTACTGATTTACCTAGGCAAAGAGTTGCAGCGCAAAAAATTGCGGTCAACGATTACTCAATACACGGAGATTAAATTATGGGATTTTTAAAACCAACAATACCAGCGATGCCAGCTATACCACCCGTTCAGCCTTTGCCAGAGCCGCCAAAGTATGAAGATACGGAAAGAGCAGAAGAGGCAGCGGTAAAAAGAGCTAAAATGAGAGCTGCAAGAACCGGAAGATCCTCAACGATCTTAACGGGAACAGGCGGCTTAGAAGATGACGAAAGTGTCATTACTAAAAAAACTTTACTAGGAGGATAATATGGGAGGAGTACCTGGGTACGGTGGGTACCAAACAATAGCACAAGCAAGAGAAAGAATGGCAAAAAGCAAAATGGTTAATAGACCACAAAAATTAAAAAGTGTCAGAGATACTTTTACAAGATTAACTGGGAATAAACCAAGACCTGTTTCTAAAGCTTTAATGTATAAAGATTTTACAGCTTTAGAAAAAAGAAGATATGCAACTCTAATGGCTAACGATAAAAATAAAAAAAAGGAAAGACTTGAAACCCCTTCAAGATTAGATCAAGCGAAGAGTTATGTTAAATCAGTTAAAACATTATTAGGATAAGGAGGAAACATGGGTGGAGTAGCAAGAGCAGTAATGCCAAGACCGCCAAGACCGCCAGCACCAGTTTATGTAGCACCAACTGTTGCGGAAGTATCGCAAGCTCAATCAACAGCTTTAGATACTAAAATCAAAAGAGGCAAAGGTAGATCTAGCACCATTTTAACAGGAGCTAAAGGTTTAGGCGATAACGCTTTAACAACAAGTAAGCAAACATTACTTGGAGGATAATAAATGGCAATAGAAAAAAAAGCCAAAATGATTATCGACAGGTTTGAAACTTTGAAAATTCAAAGAGCAACCTGGGAAGATCATTGGCAAGACATAGCAAATTACTTTTTACCAAGAAAATCTAACATCACGGTAAAAAGAACTAAAGGCGATAAAAGGCACGACCAGATTTATGATGGAACGGCAACACACGCACTTGAATTATTAGCATCTAGCTTAAATGGTATGCTAACCAATACGATTTCTCCGTGGTTTTTATTAAAATTTAGAACTGAGGCTATGAACCAGGAAGATGAAGCAAGAGAATGGTTGGAGAGCTGCGCAAAAATTATGCAGCAAGTGTATCAAAGATCTAATTTTCAACAGGAAATTTTTGAATTATACCATGAGCTGTTAGCTTTTGGTACATCCGCTATGTTTATTAAGGATGATGTTAAGGATGATTTAAGATTTAAAACAATTCATATTTCAGAAATATTTATTACCGAAGATGAAAAGGGTTATGTAGATAGTCTTTTAAGAAAATTTCATCTTAAAAATAAAAATATTCCAGCGATGTACCCTAAGGCGGAATTACCTAATGCTTTAAAATCTAAAGTAGTTAATGCTCCATTTGATGAAAGTGTCATCCTTCATTCCGTATATAAGTCTGATACCCCTATGGGTTATAAGAATAAAGATAATATGGATTATATTTCTTGCCATGTTCATCAAGAAACCGGAACCATTTTAAAAGAAGGTGGTTTTATGGAATTTCCTTATGTGGTCCCAAGATATTTAAAATCTTCTTCCAATGAAATTTTTGGAAGATCTCCAGCTATGAATGCGTTGCCAGATGTGAAGATGTTGAACACCATGTCTAAGACAACGATTAGAGCAGCTCAAAAGCAAATTGATCCACCTTTAATGGTTCCCGATGATGGTTTTATTTTACCGGTTAGAACTGTTCCTGGAGGATTAAATTACTACAGAGCTGGAACCAGGGAAAGAATTGAACCATTAACTATAGGAGCCAATAATCCTTTAGGATTACAAATGGAAGAGCAAAGAAGAAAAGCAATTAGAGAAAACTTTTTTGTAGATCAGTTAATGACAGTTCAGGGTCAAAACATGACCGCAACAGAAGTGATGCAGCGTACCGAGGAAAAGATGAGATTATTGGGTCCCGTATTAGGCAGACTTCAATCTGAATTATTACAACCTTTAATCACACGAAGTTTTAATTTATTACTTGATAATAAAAAGTTTCCACAAAGACCGGAATTACTGGGAGAGGAGATGATAGAAATTGAATATGTATCTCCCCTTGCCAAAGCTCAAAAAACACAAGAGCTTTCATCCATTATGAGAGGTATTGAAATATTTGGTTCTTTACAAAATGTAGCTCCAGTATTTGATTATTTGGATATAGATGGATTAGTGGGTCATGTTACAGATGTTTTGGGATTACCAGCGAAGGTTATGAGATCCAAAGCCGAAGTTCAACAAATCCAACAACAAAAACAACAACAACAAATTGAGCAAGCACAGATGCAGCAAGCTCAACAAGTTGCTGAGAGTGCCGGTAAAATTGCACCAGCGTTAAAGGCGGGGATGATGAATGAATGAAAAAGATCTTAAACAATTAGGGTTAGACTATAAAATGACTTTTGGATCAGAAAGCGGAAAACGAGTGCTTGAAGATCTTAAAAAGAGATGCAGCTATAATACGACTACTCACATTAAGGGAGATAGCCACGATAGCGCATACTTAGAAGGAGCAAGATCCGTGGTCTTGTTTATTAATAATATGCTCAACAAAAAGGAGAACAAATGAGTGATAATCAAGAGGTAGCAGTACCGGCAGTTCCAGAGGAAAAGCCAGTATTGTCTGGAGATCCTGTAGAAAAAACTCCAGAACAAATACAAGATGATTGGAAAGCTGGTCTTTCCGATGATTTAAGAGCCGACAAATCTTTAGAAAATATTAAAGATATTAGTTCGTTAGCGAAAAGTTATATCCATGCACAAAGATTAGTTGGAGCTGATAAAATTCCAGTTCCAAATAAACATGCTACCGATGAAGATTGGAAGGAAGTATATAAAAGACTTGGTGCGCCAGAAAAACCAGACCAATACAAATATAAATTTGATGAAGGTCAAGAGGTAGATACAGAGGCGTTAAAAAACTTTTCATCTCAAGCGCATAAGTTAGGATTACTTCCTACCCAGGCGCAAGGTATGGTTAATTATTATAACGAGATGGTAGGTAAGCAACTAGCTGATGCTGAAAGTATATCAACATCGCAAAGGGAAAAAGCTATGACCGAGTTAAAAACTGAATGGGGACAAGCTTATGACCAAAAATTGCAAAAAGCTAATACTGTAGTATCTTCGGTATTTCCTAA